ATCCAAATATCCGGGCCACCAAAAGACACAAGAACCCGCCCGCCTAAAAAATGCCCTGACGAATCGAGCACATATTGAATATCAAGCGCATCTTCCAAGTAAGCCCATGCACTGATTATATCTTCATCATCATTCCACCCATCACAAGGATCAATCCCCGCTTCTTTATAGGTGACACCGTTCACAAGATTGTTAGCTATTTCTTGCACCATTTCGTTAAGTCTTTTTTGTTCATCGTTCATTTTTTGCGCTCCTATTGTTTGATTAATTTGTAGGCTTCATTGGCTGATTGACAATCGCCACAAGGTAGATAAAGGATGTTCCATTTAAGCATCTCAGCCACCCATTGAGTGAGGGTGCAGGAATAGTCTTTATCTTCTGCGTGAATATAATCAGGTGAATCACTTACCAAGACTTCACCCGTTTCAGGGTGTACATGTTTAAACCAAAAGGCGGAATCTTCTGTTATCAAACAGTCAGTAAACTCAGCACCCTCAATGTTTGCCATGTACCATTTAACATTCTCGAACCCATATAGTATGGAATCGCATTTTTTGTAATTAGGTTTAACTTTTGTCATTTGTCTTTTCTCCTATTTGATTAATTAAAGACATGGTTATTTTGCGCCTTTATTGCTTGTATTTCTAGCCTTTTTCGCCCCTTTTACCGCAAAAAACAACCCTTTTAACCACTGTACATTCATACAGTAAGTCGGCATTTTTCGCCCTTTTTCCGTGCGTTTATAAAATATCCGTGGAATAGCCGTGGGATAGTAAATTATCCAAATATGCGTGGGATAGTAAATCTGCCAAATATCCGTGGAATAGTAAATTCCCAAAATATCTGTGGAATAGTAAATTGCTGAAATATCCGTGGTATATAAAAGACTGGAGAAATATGCGTGGAATAGTAAATTAGAATCCAGTTGGCATTTCCATATTGGACATTTTCTTTATCAATTTTTCATTGAAGATGCCATCAAAAATTCTGTAAAACTCTCTTGCTGATATTTCTGGTGCAGGAAAAATTGCTTTTTGCTGTCTTTCTTTCCTGCTCAAATTAATTACTAGTTTAGGTGCTTGTTTCTTGTATCTTCTGTATAGACCGTATGCTTTTTGTGGGTTTTTGCCAGGTCTGCCAATGAAGTAAAGATGCTTCTGGGCTTTCTTTCTTTTAAGAGTATTTCTTGGAATGTTACCGTACTTGTTAAGCCTTTGCAGGGATGCTGGCTCAATAAGGGATTTATTACCCTCATGCGGGATAACCGTGCCACCGAATGTAACAGTTGCCAGATAGTATCTATCTTCTTTGTAGTACACCGCAGCATAAAGATTTTTGACATGGGCTTTCTTGTAAAGAATACCGCCTTTACTCCATGTAACTGCGCCACCAGCAATATAATTATCTATCTCTCTGCGTAAGAATCTTTGAGATATATGCCACATACATTTTGTCATACTGCTTGCTAGAGCAGCAGGAAATGCTTTTTTCTCAAGAAAGTCCATCTGCTCATAGACTTCACTCATGTCGAGTTTTAGACTAATCATAAATTATCCGTGGGATAGCCGTGGAATAGCCTTTACCAACTACCGCATACGCAGTCGGGTTCTAGGCAGACACAGTTACAGGACATACGATCTTCTAGTATGTAAAGAACTTCCTGCATGGCTACCTGATCTTTATCCAGTAAAGCCAAAGCAAACCGTTCTACTAGATCGATGTCCGCTTCGTGTACTTCTTCGTCATATTCAACTCTAATCATAGAGCCGATTATAACTTATTCCTCAGACATATATGGATGTCTGGCGATCAACTCTTCTTGGGTAATAGGCAATGAATTACACCTGTCATCCACTTCCCTGCCCCAACCGAGCAAAGCTGTTTTGATCTGTCTGGCTGCCATCGGAGTATCGATCAGGCTTTGTGTTACCTGATCAACCTTGCTCAACAGATCACCCCAACCATTTTCTTCGCATCTCTGAATGCGATCCATTAATTGCAGTTGTCTCATGTTGCACCTCTTGGATATAAACAAGACCTGCATATTATACCATTATTTGTTTACTTTTGGATTATTTTCTTGTGGGTATCTTGGAGAACTGACTCTTAGGTCATCTACAGCGATAAAAGACAGTGTGATAAGTGTGAATATGATTATAAGTTTCATTTGCGCCTCTAGGAAATTAAGGCGCAATTATAGGAATATGTTGCTGGGGTTCTAATGATATTTAGTAATAAACGGTATGCAATAAAAAAGGCTCGTTTTCGGCACTAGTGAGCCACTCTAGCTAATCGGGGTGGAGTACCCTTGCCTTTACTACTAGGGGTTTAACAATAATACATCAGCAAGCGTAAGTGTCAATAAGACCAACGCTACTAAATGCCAATTCTTTACTCCTTTGACATCTGACTTTAACCACTTAACAAATGCTTCCCTCTTGCGATTCTTCTCAGCCAAGCGGATTTCTTTATCTGCCAACTTATTGGCTTCTTTAATTGCTTTCTTTGCTTTGCTCATTTTCTACTTTCCCAGTTATTTGAATTAATCCATCAAAGCCCATGCCCTCTACCCACCTGTCGAACGCGGTTCTTTCTTCGCGGTCAAACTCGTTTTCAAGCGCAGGGTATTGATCCCTTAGTCTTTCCCATTCACTCTTCGAAGTGTTCATATTTTTGCCTAGCCTTTAAGATGTCTAATTGGTTGAATATCTCATCTTCCATTGCTTCTTCTAGATAAAGGTAGATGTCATCACGCAAGCTATCTGCAAAATTACCTAGATTAACTTCTTTATCAAGATGCTTCTCCAAGGCTTCAGACCACCACTGCTCATCTCTTCCGTAGTCATCTGGCGAATCTTCTGCCATTGCGATGAACATATTAGCGACTAACTTGCTGTGGGCTTGTCTCTTGCCAAATAGCATCTCAGTGACAATCTTGCCAACACTACGCCCGATAGATACAGGGTAAATATCATCGAACCATGTCATGTGGCTCATCATCCAAATATAAACTGCTTCATCCTTATCTTCATCTGATAAGTCAGAAAGCCTCGCACTCTCGCTATCTAATGCGTCAAGGTGCTTCCAAATAAAATCTTCATAAAAGTATCTAGCCATGCTTCCCCCTAATGATTAATGAAAGTCTATCGTATCACACTGTAAACAAAAGTGTAAACTATATTCCTAATCTTTCTTCCTGCTCTTTAATCTGTCTCTTCAAGTCTTGCTGGAAAGCAATGACATCATCCCTGTTAAACTTCTTGGGTGGCATGTAGGTCAGCTTCTTCATGGCTTTTAATCTGCGTTCACCGTACATCTGTATCATGTAATCACGGTATGCGTCATGTACTTGCGGATCGCCCATCATCATATTGCATCGCTTGCACTGTACATGGATATTCTCTTCAAAGCATTTAAGCCTAGTGTGCCTACGGCTAAAATAGTGTCCTGCATCTACACCTTTCCAGTGTTCTACTCTTCCGCAACTGACACACTGTGTATAACCATAATCATCCGCAGCTTTCATGCGTACCAACTTTTGCAGAAGAACTGCTGCCTTATCAACTTCTTGCGCTATTGTTCTGCGCTTCTTAGTGCCTCGTTTCGCCATCATCTTCATCCGCTATCTTTACAAGTTCATCTCCAACACCTAGATGACATCTTGTGCATAAACCATAGGCTGTATTATCGTTATCAACCCACATCTCTAAAACACCGCCACACTCACAATACTGTCTTTTTAGTGTGTATTCTTCTTTATCTATTGGGAACTTTATTACCTTGCTCATTGCGTAGTCCATCTATTGTTATTTTGACTCTACTATCTTCGCCATTCTTCTTGTGATAAACAATAGCTGTCATTGATCTTTCTGCACCGTATCCTGAATCGCTGTGCCATTGATCAGTTGCTGTAAGGCTTCCCCAATGACTAAACTGCATCGATCCCACTTCCTTACTCATGTGGTGATGTATATGCCCTAAATGACAATATCTGTTCTTACAGCGCGACCACTCATCATCCAAGTTGGTTATCACAGCTTGGAGTATCTGTTCGTGCTTTATTCTATCCCCATGATGATAAACGAATAGATTATTCTCCCATTCCCAGTGCAAGAACTTAGAGTAATTTTGTAAGACATTTACTCTTGGCTCTTTGTCATACAATAGTTCCAAGCAACTGGACAAGTGACAAGCCATATCACTGTCGTGATTACCGCGAACATTGATCACCACAACTTCCTGATGCACTTCTAGCATTCTATCTATAAGTGTTTGAAACAACCTACCAGCAAGTTTAAAAGTCTTACCAATGCGCGTATCAACGTCTACTGGTGTTCCTGCTGTCGTGGTGTTTGCACTGCTATCAGCATGGAAAAAATCACCAACATTAACTAACACTCCTGTGTGTGCATTCCCTACTCTGTTAAGTAATCTATCAATAGCTTCTAGCAATGATTTGGTTGCTATTTTCACATCCCAATCAGCGTCATCTAGTTTAGTTTCGCTATCAGCTAACATACCGAAGTGATGGTCACCGACCAAGATCATGGAGCAGTAATCAGTATCTACTATCTTAGGGGGTGCTACAGGCTCTTTAAAGCCACTGAGATCATCACGCAACCCATCGACCATAGCATCAATCTTTTGCCTTAGATCGCGTTTTTCTGGCTCTTGGATAACCCATTGCAGGGCGATTGATCCATCTTCTTTATATGCTGTTGAGATTCGCTTGGCATTGAATCCCTCTGCTGTTTGGTGGGTAAGGTCACGATGGGGAGCGACTCCCTGACTCGCAGCTTTCTCTTCTAGCTTTTTAAGCAACCTATGTATATAACGTCTATCTGCATTAATGTTTCTTGCAGCTTGCGATATGGATGGTGCAGATTTAACTTCTTCTATTATCTCTCTTTGTCTATCAGTCGTACAAAACGGTATTAGTATTTCAGGGTTTAGCATCTCTAACTCTCCTGTTGGTTTTTTATTCCCGCGTACTCACTCTCTTTTGGTATAGATAATTTTATTCCCAAGTCCATTGCCCAATGATAAACCTGATCCAAGTAATGCGACATATCACCTTTACTTAGGCTACTTGTGCTTTTGACTTGCTCGGCTATTTCTTCCTTGCCTATTTTATATGTTGTAGTACCTAAAAACCTTTTCTTTAACCAAAGTTTCCAGACCTCTTCAGGCTTGTCATATTCTACCACATTGCCACGCGCAATCATCTCTTGCGCTATCTCCCTGTACCATATATGGGATAATGCATTTTGACTTAGACTTCTTGGGTTTTGGTAACGCTCTAGCTTTATAACCAGAGCATCACTGTAATCCCAATCATTAAACTGCTTAATCAAGTACGGTATCTTTTTTTCTATATCGTACTTATCTCTTATTAGAGTATATGTCCCTTGACTCATCTTAATCTCCGCAGAAACAACTCATTGTTGAATCATCAAAGTCAAACAGGTTTGGCTGGTCTGTGGCGATAATCTTCAACTCTTTGTATGGCGGTGAGTCTTTTCTGAAGCGACCACCAATACGCTCTTCTTGCGCTGCCCACCAATCTGCAAGACTAGGATTGTGTTCAATAATAGACTTTCTAATCTTAGTTCCTTTCAGAAAGCATAAATCACAATTACTAAGTGTATTGTGTTCTGCTTTAGGTAGTCTGAGGTCAAAGTTTTGCTTTTGCCAAAACTCAGATATATCAACCTCTGTGATTTTAGCGTCAGCTAAAGGTACATGATAACCATCCTTATTACGCATCTTCACAACTCTGTTTGGTTCATCGCCCCTGATACCTACAGCAGTATCGAACTCACAATCCATAAAACGCTCTATGGTAAGTACCTTTAACTCACTAGTGCAAAACCTAGCCATGCTGTTTGGCACATATTTACGCTCAGTTATTAGCGTTTCAAACGGCTCGCCATTCCTACTAGCAGTATCATAGTCAACTATATTGAAATTCTTTTTACCAGCATACTCTAGCCAAGTAATAGGCACTTGCCAATTAATACTGCAATGCTCAACAAAATCTAAAGTTTGTGGCATTTCTTTTCCAGTATTGCAGAATATAACTTTGATATGATCAGGAAGTTCAAAGTCATAGGCTTCTAAAACTTTGTACAAAAGAAAAGCGGAACTTCTTCCACCGCTAAATGAAATTACAGTTGTATCTTTAAAGATAAATGGATTCATAGTGCCATCCTCAGATACTTGTTCATCATCTTCTCAGCATCTGTTTCACATCTATCTTCGAAAACCTGTTTGACAGCTTGCTCAACTGGTTTACCGTCTAATCGAATAAATGGACTGTCACACTTTGTTTTTAAAATTTCATCAGTGATAACTCTCTCACCATCCTGATATGAAACTGACATCCTACTTCTGATGCTGGTCATCAACATACCGTTGATATTTTGTATATCTTGGTATGTGTAATAACAACCTTTTTTCATATACTTACTTTCAGTTCCAACATATTTAAACCTAGCAGCTTTTCTACCCATCACAATCTCCTCTTTAACCATTTTTGCGATAAAAGCATAGACTCCGTTTCTAAGTTTGAAGTCATCCTTTCTTCTTGCTTTTTGTTTCCACTTTTTGAATAAGGCTCATACAAGTCATCTATAGTGCATTCTTTTTTTCCAGACAGTCTGCCCTTAATGCAATAATAGCTTGCACCGATAACTTCTCTTAACTGATGGTAAGTATAAAACTCACCGTCAACTAACTCAGGATGTTTGCCCCTGAACTTTAGGTATTTTGTTTGAGCCATGTTCTAGCTTCCCATCAAAATAGTAGCCGTTTTTATTTAAGTAAAACTCTTTCGCTCTCTCTTTTGATTCAACATTCTGCACCCATGAAACATCAGCTAACTTATGCTCAATAGGTATATCCCTAGAACTTTGCTTTCTTTGCTTTGCCATTGGAGAGCCACCAGATTCGGCAGCCCTCTTTAACCAAGAGTCAATAAACTTCTTCATTCCACGCTTGGTTTTTCTTCTGGATGGATTTGCGTCTAACCATGATTCCATAGACAACAACTCAATCCTTACATCGACACCTCGTTCTGAGTACGCTCGCTCCCAAGCAATCATGTCAGCTTGCTCGGGCTCGAATGCGCTTCCATCTTTACAGATCATTATCTTCACCGTAATAGTATTCAGCTACAGAGCATTTTTCATCATAACGATTTGTAACCTTGATCATACGTTTAGCTATGGGATGCCCTTGCTCTTTTAACTCAAATATACGACTAGCTACCTGTGTAATACCTAATTCATTAAAAGCATTCAAACAGGTCAGCTTCTTACCCTCTTGTAAATACGATAAAACTCTTTCTTGTTGCGTCATAGGTTTCTCCTTTGATTTATTAAATATAGCGTCATAGTTTGCATCAAACTTTGCTTGATTGGTTGGTCTTTGTTTACTACCTTTGCCACTCACATTAAACCTCACATTTTTTATTTTGTTTGCCAATATATTCGTGACTATATGAAAATACTTCTCTTATTTTCCACCTGTTATTACCTGTTGCATCTTTTCTTGCAATCATATTTTTTGATGTTGCTCTCCATAATGGAGATTTATTTCTGTAATTACCCATTTTAGGATGAGTTGTTTTACTAAAATAACGCTGGTTATTTTTTATATGCATCTCACCAACAGCATCACTTATTCTTACTCCGATACCTAATCCTTGATAATCAGGTAACACAACTGTTCTATGCCCTCTGTACGCATTTTTTATAGTTCCACTAGGCATACTCAATGTTGATGTAAATCCAACAATATCTGATCCCCACAAACATATCCAGTGTTTTGCACTTTTATTAAGGTTTCCTGTGAGATAGTGATGGTCGCGGAATACTGTCCACGCTGATTCCCCACAAGGTAAGACTTGTATTTTGATTTCGGGTCTACAAAGTGACCCCCTTGCAAGATAAGTTTGCGATAATGTGTCATAAACCCAATCAGGCTGTAGCCAATCAATAATATCTTTATGGCAAGATGCAAAAACAATAGATTTTAAATCATTTTCTTTTATGTATTTACTGATTGCAGTTGAGCATGACTTAGCTACTGATCTATCTACTACACTTGTGAACTCGTCAACAACACAATTATCTGAAAGCTGCCTCGCAAGGTCGGCTCTATATTTCTCACCAGTTGATAAAACATTGTATGGTCTAAACCAAGTAGGTATAGAGTTAAGACCAACAGCAAATAATTTATTTTGAGCATCTTCTGCTGATGCAAAATGTGAAACTATTGACTTGCTTTCTTTCCAATCTGGTTTTATTTCTGTGCCAAACCTTTTTAATAAAGTGCTTTTACCACTACCTGAATGACCAACAATCAATCCTATATTAAAGCTGTCTTTAGGCATTTCCATTCTTGGAATTTTAAATTTTGTTTTACCATCAAAGTTATAATCAAAGTTACGACTAACTTCGTCAGTAATTTCATCTTGCATAATGTTTTCAGTTAATAACTCATCTTTAAACAAATACATTTTTTCCCCTTTATGGCTCAACTAAAGTTTCGCCCGATTGATTTATTTATAAATATATACACATATTTGATTATATACAACCATTATTTACCCCTTTAACTTGTAAAAAGCTAAATTTTTCGATCAAAGGGCTTATGCGACTTTGCGGTTACATCGTAATCGTATCGAATATCTAATCTATCCATCACCAGAAACCGATCTGGTTCAGGGGCTATGCCAAGAGGGTCAACTTCGCTCTAGGGTTTTATTTAAGAGATTCCCTAGCCTCTAGCCCGATCACTCATGTACAAGAAAAGATGATAAAAGACGTTACTGGACAGTAAAGTATGATATACTTACCTTTCTTGTTTTGTAGTAAATTCAAGTATAGTCTTTCCTGAGACTAAAAGTAAAGCCCCTTAATTGGGGCTTTCTTTTTTTATCCTTTCTTGGAAGTATTTTCTGATAATAAAAACTCTCGTATATGCTGCTACTGTCATAAAAGCAGTTATAGTAGTTCCTATTACAACAGATGATGTCATCCCTGCAATATCAATACATACAAACAAACCTATGATGTTTAGTGGGTAGTTAATAATTAATCCAGTAAACACTGTAGTAAATGTTTCTTTATGTATTGACCTGTTATCTGTTTTACTCATATTTCTGATAGAGTAAAAAATCATAGATAGACAAATCCATCGCAGCACATATCTTTTCTAATGTGTGCAACTTCATATTTTTTTGCTGTCTCCATCGCACAACTTGTTGCGGTGTACTGTCAGCACGTTTAGCTAAGTCAACGCTAGATACACCTAAATCTATCTGAGCGAGCCTTAGACACTTTCCTGCATCAGTCATAATGTCAATCCGTCAAATGTGTTAAAATTGCTCCGTGAGATTCCCCACTCACAACTCCTATGGTTTAGCCCCCTCTCACGAGGGGGTTTTTTTAGAACGGTATATCTTCCGACTCAAAATCAGGCTGAACAGCTTTCTTTACTTGCTGGACACCTTTCTTCTGAACTTCATCCTTTGGCGTAAACTTCATCGACAGATACTGCTTTCCGTTTGCAGAAGTATTTACCCAACCAGCCATGCGATACATAACACCATCGATCATCGCATCACCAGTTCTGTCAGGGCGAGATTCGTTATCACCCTTATCATTTACAAACAGCGCACCGCTGTTATCTTTTTGCTCATAACCACTCATATCAATCTCCTACATTGCTTCTCTAAATTCAGGGCTTTTCATTATTTCCCTTTCTTTAGTGGTGAATTTACCGCCCTTACTAGGGGCTTTCCATATCAACTGCTTCTCGGTATCACTAAGAGTTTGCCATTCTTCGTTAGCCGTGGAATAGTCTCCAGTAGCAATACCATCCTTAATAGCATTAATAACAGGCATAAGGTCAACAATCATGTCCTCATACTCGTCTTGCTTAGATTTCTCTGTGCGAAGCATCGCAGATTCAGCATCATCATCAGCAGTTGGTATCCCTGCAATAGATTGCAGTGCATAGCGTCTTGCGTAAGTAATTGCCGATCCTGCTGCTTGCGGATCACGTTTGACTAATGGGAGAACATATTCGTTCTCCATGTACTCACCAGATGTATGCATAATCCGAGTTACAACACCAACACCAAACTCATTAGATAATGGAAATTGCGTGTAACTTAGACCATGTTTAGCAAATGGCTCTTTGATAGCTTTAATAACGGATGTTAAGTCCGCGTAGCTAGATTTGAAGAAAGGGTTTGCAGAGTCTTTTACTGCTCCCCCCATCTCAGATTGTGCCTTACATAATGCTTCAGCAAGGGCTTTTATAGACTCACTTGATTTCATATATCATCACTCCTATGTGAAGTAACAATATACTTTATTGTTGTTTGTCCATCAACAAATTTGTTTAGTATTCCCAAGCAACTGGGGTAGTTTCGCGCATATCCACATGGATAAATTTCTTGTGTACGCCTATGCCTGTAAAGCCTAAACGCAATGCATGGAATAGTATTATATGTCGCTGACTACCGCCTGTAACAGCTATGTCGCAAGCAATACCTTGTGCATGAGTACCTGGCGAAGTCTTACGTTTTTCAATGCTGTGATTAGGTGACCTGTACCCGCTAGTTATCCTGAAAGGAAATCCACAAGCCTCGCGCAACTGATCAAGTGCATGGATAAAGTTTTCATCCATTCCGTTTTCGCCAGTCTCTTGGCAGTCAAATTCTTCTATGCTGAAATACTTAAAAGTCATTTACCAACACCTTTAACTCGCTCCACTGTGCGTAAACCGCCTAATCCAAGCATACCCATCAATACTGGTAACATTGTAGCTGTATCAGCTTGCGGTACTTCAATTCCGAAAGGTGCTGCCAAAGGACTTATAAGAAAATTCACCATAAAACCTAGAACGCAAACCCAAGCGGTTGCTGGTCTCCAACTAGACTGAAACCAATTGCCTTTTGCCTCTGCCTTGTTTACCTCTATCTGAGCCAATGCGATTTGTTGAGCATGGCGTTCTGCCATAGTCCCGATCTCATGTGCTAGTCTAGCTTTCTGATCTTTATCTTCTATGAATTTGTCGAGTAACCCAGATACTGGGGCTATTAGTTTTTCTATCATATTAGTTCAATGGATTACTTGTTAGGTAGTCCATAGCTTCCCATAGTTCATTTAAATCAGTATCTATCATTTTAATTCGTTCATCAACATCCCCTATTTCTTTTGTTATTAGTTCTGCCTGAGTGACACTTGTCCTCATTGCGTCTACGTCTGCGCGTAGATCAAGCAGTTGTTTCTGCTGCTCCATTATCGTATCTAAGTTTGTGCCTAGCTTAACCAAGTTATTTTTGATCTCTGTAGTGTCAGGAATCTTTCTTGCCTCTACCGCTTCTAAACGTGCGTAAAGGCTACTAGCACTCCATATCACCGCAGAGAGCGAAGATGCCATTGACAGAACTATGGCAAGATAAACGCCCTTAAAAGACGTTTTACCAATCTTTAACTCAGTTTCCGATAGACTCATAAGAACAATCCGTACCGTACATAAAACAGTTATATCCTTGTGCAGTTGGGCTGCTTAGATAAAACTCAGATTCACTTCCTGCTGTCAGTATATCAGATTCTGTTACATAAAGGTCTAAGCCAAAGTTCTGACCGTTAAGAAATACAGCAGTAGCATTGCTTGTTCCTGCCCATGACATCTTCACCCACTGGTTATTCGCGGAATATGAAAGAGTAGCCAAGTCAGCGCGAGTGTTATTGTTCTCTGCACCCTGTTGTAAAAAGTCAACAGCATCTTGGTTTCCTGCAACCGCTAGATAAGCTGACGCATTGTTAGCGTGGGTTTCTATGTCATCAAGAGATTGGTTATATGTATCTACATCAGATTGCTCGATGGTTAGCAGTTCTATGTTGTCAGCTACAAATGTCTGAACATCAGCTTCTTCTTGTGGGCTAGATGCAGTCTCTGCTTTCTCTGCTACTTCTTGCACAGATATAATCTGGACAGTTGTCTCTGCAAACTGCTCTATAGCAGTCTCCATCAAATTAAGTTCTACCTGTGCTTCTTCTTCCAGTATCTGTTGGACTGAGCCAAAAGGTAAGTAGCCTGACATTCCTGATAGAGCATTGTTATACGCTTCTAGTTGCTCAGAAGATATATGTGCTGATGCAGAAACAGTACCATCAGACAACGCATCTCCCTGATAAGCATATTGTGATGCTGCGCCTACCATTAAAATACCTTTGTTGATTTGATCGACAATCGCACTAGACGAATCAATCAAGTTGTCTAACTCATTTGCTCCTACTGCGGAACTTATCGCTAATAGAGCGATTATCATCTTCTTCATCTATAGGTTCTCCAATTTTAAGTACGCTGTCATACCACTCTTCATTACCTGTGTAATCAGGTATGTACAAGCTAGGGTTCATTTTCATTGCCATATAGCTTCTTTTCCCCACTAACAGCTTCCCATTGGATAGGATTGGGCATGGTGTCCCTGATATAAACATAGACTTCCATACCGATATTGATTCACACATACGAGCCACCGCAGCAACTTTCATGCCTAAATCACTTAGAGTCTTAGAATCGCGTCTGCGATTACACTCTTCATCAATCTTGTATTTACCTTTAGACCACCCGACAACGACAGTCTGTATAGACGAGCCAATGCCCTGTAGACAAGTCTCTACACCGTTAGACATATAACTAGGGGTCATGGCAGAACCAACAGGTATTTCTGACGAGCTTCCTGCTCCGTTATAGGTATTGCTTACAGACTTATCTTCCGTGTTATTGTTTGAGTTGTAATTACTACCATCGCCATTATATGTATTGAGCGATCCATCTTGCTGATTAGCACTAGCAAAAGAACTAACTAGCAAGGCTAGTAATAATACTCTCACTTTTTGCCACGAAGTTCCTTTACAGTGTCGCTTTCCCATATACGGATACCGTACCAAACTATTGTAAACAATGCTGCAATAGGCGGAAGCCAAGCTGCAAGTGCTGCTATACCAGTTGATGCTGCGGCTATATCTAAAACCTGCTTTGGTTCTTCTGTCATTATATTATACCTATTACATTGTTAGTGAAGCCACTGTAGTCAAAAATTCCTTGTGTTGATGCATCGTCATAATCGAAACTTTCCCAGTAAAAAGTCTGCTTAACAGGATCAAAATCTGCATTATGTCTACTTAACTTAACTAAAACTTTATTTTGTTTGTTATAAAGTTCTAATGCAATCCAATTATGTGCATTGATATTATTAGGATTACCATTTAATCCTAATTCAACAGTAATCTTATCAGCAAATGATTCAAATATAAGGTGCTTTAATTTGAAGTTATTATACAACATATTTGCATCAACATTTTGGAAACTACTTGAAACGCCATAATCTTCAGCCACACCTTTTGGCAAAACACCACGCCCACCAAATGTAAGTGCTTCTGGTTTATATTGTGTTTTCAATATGTATGGTGTTCCTAGATTAACAGATTTTATGCTTGCAGAATTATTAATGGTGAATGTGCTGTTTTGGTTAAATTTGCTATATAAAAGTCTGTTTGGCGTATCTAAAAAAGAATTATTATCTGTGTAACCGCCAGTGCTTAGAATAATATCTTTAGTGCTTTGTTCAATAATTATTTCTTTTAAAGCAGCAGGGCTTAAATGCGGTTGTTGGCTTGCATACAACGCAACTACTCCAGCAGTTTGCGGAGCAGCACAGCTTGTACCACTGTAAGCGATTATTTTTTCATTAGGATATTCTGGATGCGCTCTTAAATTCGACCCTACTGTACAAAGATTTGAACAAGCACACATAGAAAAATCAGCTACAGCCATAATGTCAATAGCATTACCTCGATTACTGTAAATAGCAATTTTTTCTTTACCTGTAGTGCTATCGATATTATTATGAATTGCTCCACAATTCAAAGCATCAGTAGCAAAGGGAGTTCCAGGTCTATTATGATATAAATTTACTATATCACCATTTTCTCTTTGTACAGTAACATAATTGTCATATTCTGGATTATCTGGTTTAACTTGTCTAATACCCATATTACCAGCAGCTGTTGTGATGTGACAACCGATATCTATTAATTCTTCCACTAATGCATCTAGTGCATTTAATTTTGCGCCAATACTACCACTTGGCGTTAATCTGTAATTATTTATCAATTCATTATCTGTTTGATTACCGCGTGACCAAGTTGCTCTTGCAGTATTTTCGTCTGCATAGCTGCCACCTAACACTTCATCTAAATCATATCCTGTAAGGTCGTATCCAAAGCTACAATTAACAACAGCTACTCTATCAATTCCTTGCGCTCTTCTGCTCTCAATAAAATTCTTTATTGCAGAAAACCAATTAATAGGATCAGGGTACTGTCCGTTTGCTGTTCCTAATTGTGCTTTACAAGAATATATGTGCGCGTTTTTAGCGTATCCATACCTCAAACCTGCTGATACACTAGCACTCTGTGTACCATGAAAAAACTCATCTTCAATATAAAAGTCATCACTTTTTAGTAGATTACGTCTAAAGTCTCTGGTAGATTGTAAATCTAGCCATGAAGTTCCATTTTCAAAATATGGTGTCCAATCTATTTTTTGCACTCTGCTGTTTCCGTATTCATCAAGAAAATCAGGATGATCAGCCTGTACACCTGTATCGATTATAAATATATCAACACCATGACCAGTATTATTGTGCGTGTAGGTATCGCTAGCAGTATCAGTTAGAAAATCTTCACGAGTTGTATGCCTGATTAAACCATAATTAGTAAGCTCTAAACTGCTACTGTAACCAACAATTGTTCTAGAAAAATTATGATTTTGCGTTGCTCGTGGATTGCAAACTACATCATCTCTTTGCGAGATGTCTAATTCAACATCTAACACTTTACTGTCATTTTTTAATTTTTCAGCCTCTTCGTGAGTTAGATAACACTGACTTACCCTTTTTGATTTTTTGTGTTCAACTGTAAACTCTACTGATCTTTCTGGAATTTCGTTATTTCCAGACTCAGCCTTTAGTTTATTTTCTATATGTATAACATCTTTGCCTCTATAAGAGACAACATTGTATTTATATTTCATACACTGCGACCTTAATCATACCTGCTTGATCTGGCGCATTATTGTCACTGCCTTGTGCTAATACTATTTTAATTAGTGTTTCTCCACTATGCACACCAATGCGAACAGGATCATCATACCTAGTCGAACTACTATTATTTTGTGTTACTTCAACAAAGTAATTATCCCCATTCAAATATCCAAAATCACTAATTCGTATTTCACGCTTTCCCCCACCAGTTGATACTGATGTCACGGTTGGCGTTCCTGCTGTACCATGTAACTTAGTTCCTCTGAAAGTTACTGTTTCAGGCTGTAAAAAAGTTGCGGTGTAAGGTATATAAAGAACAAACGTAGGTGCTTCTAAGCCTACCTCTACTGAATTAACGTATAATCCATCGTCTGCATTTATATGAAATGCACCAGTAGTTTCAATAGATGGCGTTCCTGCTCCATTTATATCTAATCTGTCAGCATCAAGCGTTCCTTGTACATTAAGATTGTCATTTACATTAACAGTATCACTACTTGATGCACTTATTGTATTAGTATTAAATGTTATATCGCCTGTAGTGCCAGCTGTATTAATATCAACCCAATCAAGACTAGTTCCATCTGTTGTCAAAAACTTTCCTGACTCGCCAAACTGTGACGGAATGCTTGTATTTGGAACGTGCCAATATGCTTCATCGCCATTAGACGCTAAAAACTTTCCTGCGCTATAATTTGCGTCATTAGTGTCATTAGACTGCGTAGGTAGAGCTTCTACGTCAGCCCATCGCACATTTCCGTTGAATGTTTGTAAAAACTTGCCACTGTTTCCGCTTTGACTTGGATAAGCGTCAACATCATCCCATTGCACTGTAAGCCCATTACTTTTTAAAAACTTTCCAATAGTGTCTGCGCCCTGAGTCGGAAAAGCAGCCGTGGTAATTGGTAGCCATGCTGCTGTCGAGTCATTGCTTGTCAAAACATATCCGTCTGTGGATGCGCTTTGATCAGGCAATCCATCAGGGCTTGCTGATATTGTGTATTCAACATTTCCATTTGTTGACTCAATAGTTATGCCTGATCCACCTACCAAACTTGCCCCACCTTCAATTGCAGCAGTCATTGCAGTATTTTGATCGTAAGCTAAAAACCGTACACCGTTAGTTATTGACGCAGGTGAATCCATCAAAACTACAGTGTTGAATTGTTTTGCTATATAGACATTGTCACCTGCCATTAAATATCGTCTATCGGCTGCATCCGCACCTGAAACTGTTGGAAGAATAGGTATATTTAAATCATTTATGTTGTCATCTACATAACCTTTGTTCGCTATAGATTGATCTGTTGTAGTTGGTGCTGTGTAATCTGTGTTTACCTGTAAAAATGGACTCAAAAACAGCCTGTTGTTGACACCATCAGGTACATTGTAAATGCTACGATTTTCAATGGTTGAACTTGTATTTACTGGCAAAACTGTAGCAGTACTACCTACTCTCAATTCAGTCTGACAATTAAACTGACCAGCTATTTGAAAGCTATCTTCTGTAATAGCAC